TCTTTTAAAGGTTCACATTGATCAAGATCACCCACAGATCCTGCAGCAATAAATTGACCAGTGATTATTTCACCAGATTTTAAAGCTGGTTTAATAAATCCATATGTATCATCCATTTTAGGAGCAATACCTGCTTCTTCATGAAAGAAATAAGTTACGGGACCACCTACACCATTTGTTGGATCTTTCTCAAAAGAATAACCATTTATAGTTGATTTAAGACCTTTATAAGTATCTCGGCCGTTAACCCTCACTTTAATTTTTTGCTCCCAAGCAAATACCTTGTCAGGTTCTGCTGGTCTATACCAAGCAGTGTGTTCATTAATAAAGTTTCTATATTCATTTAGAAACTTCCAAGAACCTTTTTCATTAATATAATCTTTTAGAGAAGATCCTATTTTACAAATGGAACCTGATTCAAAAACCCATTGATTAATCAGCTTAGCCATGTGAAAATAAGAAGAAGCAATTTGACGTTTTTTAAGAATAATAGCATGCTTGTAATTAAGCTCTCCTAATAATTCATAAAGAGCCATGTGATATTGAGCATCTCTCACCTTTGCAAAATCAAACTTTTTTTCTTCCTTATCATATATGGGAAGAAAGTTAAGCCACATATAGTAGTCACGACTGATATACCATTCACTATTATCATTTTTGACAATAATGCCTGATTTACACTTTATTTTCTGGTCATCCCAGTAAATTCTAAAGTCTTTGGATTTAAATGGAGCAGCACAATAAAAACCTTGTTTTCTAAACTTACGTCCTTCTGAATTAAATACTAAAGAACTTTCATCAAAATTATATTCACCAGGTTCTTTAAATATAGAAAATATATAATCTGCAAAGTCTTTTCTTGTAAAAAAAGATGTTGTAGTCCATTGATTATTTTCATATGTAGGAACTTCTATAAACATTTTATTCATCCAACCCTATTGGGTTTTTTAAGCTGTAAGGGGACGATTTGAACGTCCAAGCTTTTATTATTAGTAAAAGCACCACCGAGACAAGGTGGCGTGTCTACCAGTTTCACCACCTTACATTGTTATTCTTGATCATAACTTAAACGTTGCCCACCTCTCACTTGGCTTTGTTGTTCCTCTTCCAGATCGCGTAGTGTGCCTTTAAAGCTCTGACGTATTGCTTCAAACTTTGCTGCGGCATTAACAAGTGCTGTAATGTTACCGTCTCTACCATGTTCAATTTCTGTGGTCTCCATGTATTTAGCAAACCTATCTAGCATGCTTTTAATACCAGCATATGCTCTGTACGTTGGTGTTTCGTAGAGCTTTTTACACATTTCAAAAGCATTAAGAATAAGATCTTCTTCAGGAGAAAAGTCAGCTTCAACTTGTTGTAAAATGAGTTCTTCTTTTTCTGATTCTGGTACATCAAAAAATGGATTTACGTCCGGACTAGGACATGTCATGTAAAATAAATAGGAATAAATTTTTAAATAATCATCTGGATATTCATCCATTATATTTTTTAAAAACTTTAATGTGTAACAGTGTTCTGTTGGAATCACCCTACTATTCTGTATGTCAAATAATTTAACCATTTGTTTTTCTTTAGAGACACTCCACGTCTTGTTTTGTAACCTGAATACCTTCGGGGTTAAGCTTCTCTCCGGCCGTAGGATTACCATAAACTACTAAATCATTTTGGTCCACTGTACGAAGTATGCCTGTTTTATAAAACTTCACTATAAATTGTGGATTAGAATGTATACTTCCAGCAATCATAAATAATACCACACCATATCCGTGCTTTTTTTCATATACATCAAATGGATTGACTATTTCGTGTATTGTCTGAACTATCATTAGACTTTTTTTAGTTTATGTCTATTATCTTGTAACCAGTGAATAAGAGAAATCACTTCTTTTTTTAAATAGGGAATATCATATTGCACTATATCTTTTACAATAGGATCTCCATTAGAATCTAAAGCTGTAATAGGATTTCCGTATTTATCTTTACCCACTTCTTCAAATAAAACGTGGTGTATTGTCATACCACCAAATACAAGACGGGGGTTGTGTTTTAAAATCATAAACATGTACATACTAAGCTGTAATGCATAATGATTTAAATGACAGTCATCTAAATGTGAAACAGGAGCAAACATCTTTTGAGAAACTCCTTCCCAATTAGTATAACCTTCTAGCTTAATTTCTTTGTTTGTTTTATAATCAGTTACATACACCTCATTATTAATCACTTCAACCTTATCTGACTGACCACATATTCCAGCTGATTTTAAATAGACAAAATGTTCTGGATAAATACCGTTGGCAAGCTTTTGGTTAGGAGAATACTTGACACCTTCTTTTTCAATAGGGTTTATAACAGGTAGTTCTACACCGTGAACTTCTATTGTTTTTAATTCAGAAAGATCTTTCTCTCTACAATTATGATACCATGTACCTAGTGATGTAGCTCTGTTAGCTTCGTTTTTCCAAGCTTCTTTAATTTGATCTGGTGTAAGTCCATACCATTTGGATTTTTTACTCCTTGAAGATTTTAAAGCAATAGCATCTGCATCAAAAGGTTGCTTAAAATTAGAAATAAAAGAAGTGACACTTAACCAAGAAATATCATCAGGTTCTAAACTATAATATTTGTGGTTTTCAGGAATAAATTTTACTACCATAATATTTAATTAAGACCTAGCTTTTGATTTAATAAATCCTCTTCTTCTTGTGTCATCTCAGATTTCCAATGTCCCATTGGACATTCAGAACTAAGAGATCTTATTTTAAACTTTAGTGAACATCCACATCCTCCCATTTTTTCATTGCAGCAAGGAGTGGTTCCAGGAACTAAACAACCATCATCATTTTCTGTATAAAGATCACAAAAAAGACAAATCTTCATTCTTTCTTCAGCAATATGTTCAACATCTTCACGTTTAAATATGCTATTTGTCACTCCCTCAAGTATCTGCCCTTTAGCTTTCCAAATTCTGATTATGTTTTCTCGTAGACTCATATGTTGTACGTTTATGCATTTTTACAAAATCTGCTCTTTGTTGTTCCACATCTAACATTGTTTTCATGTTCTTAAGATCGTATAAATTTTCTGCTGTTTTATAACGAGCTGTTATTTGTTGCATACCTCTTAATCTATTCTTTTCTTCAAATCTCTCAAGCATTTGAATCTTATCATCTAGCTTCCAATGCTTAATAACAAAATCTCCTAAATTAGTTAGGTGCACTCTTGTATGTGTAAGTGCACTTAAGTTTTTTCTAACTTCTACCCAGTGGTAGGAAATAACATCTTCTACAGTTTTTACAGGTAGATTTAGTTCATTTGCTACATCTGGTATAAACTCTTTAGCCTTCTTTGGTCGCAACAGACAAGAATTTAAAATCTAATAATATATTACCCTGGGCCATCATTTTTAGATCGGGATGAATGTATATTTTCTTTTTATTCTTTCCTTCTTTCTTAATAAGGTTTTTCTTTTCTGCTTTTGTAAGACAGTTTCTTACACTTTGTGTACTAGAAAAAATCTTTTTTTCGTAAGCTTTAAAGCAAAAACTTGTCAGCTCCTGTTCTCCTTCAAGAGCCAGAAATGTTAAACAATCTAAATCAGCATCACTCACTTGTATATTATACAAATAGCAATAAGTGATTAGTTGGTATTTTACAGATTGCCAAGTGGTGAGTTTCATTCTCTTTTCCACTTGATTAAATAGTGCCATTATACAGACAATTTAAAACTCATATAATCTTCTCCTGTGCCGTTCCAGTTTTTATGCAGAACAACTGGGGAAGCTCCCAGGTTTTCAAAAATGTGCCAAGAAGCACCTTTTCTAGCTTCCCCTATTAAATGTTCAAACTTCATTTCTTTACACCAATCTAAAACGGTGGTGATCATTTCATAACCAAGTCCTTTTCCTCTATGAGCTGGTAGAACAGTGAAACTGTCTATATTAACAACATTATCACTTTGCCAGGTTAATACACTTTCAGCTACTAATTCCTTACCTAGTTTTAACCACACTCCCTGACATTTGTCATTTTGTGTTAACATATAAAACTTGTATTTAAAATCCCACCTAAGCTCCAAAGGATGTTCTTTTTCAAAAACCATCGCTTCCTTATAATCACGTAGTTTATAAAGAACAGTTGTTTTCATACGCTATTTAACTTTTTTTAAAGAACGTGGAGCAGATGGCTCTTGGTTTTCATTCTCTTCTTTTTCATCACCTTCTTCCTCCGGGGAATTAGTCATTTGTCCAATAAAGGCAATAGCTCTAAATTCTTCAGCTCTAGAAACAGCCAGTTCTGTATTAAGCTTCTGAAGTTCTAATTGTACCTTCTTCACCTCAATTTGTTCTTGTAGAAATGTAATCACTTCTTCCTTGCTAGGAATGTTTTGTTTTTCTTGTTCTGTGCTCATAAAATAAATGTTTGGTTTATAATTCAAAATCATTACTTCCACAATCTGAAGAATCAGATGATGGGGAAGCTTGATAATATTCTTTAAAAATTTTAGAAAATTCTACAAAGGGAGTGTCAATAATATAACTATCTCCTCCTTCTATAAAAATAGTGGTGCAGTTGTAAGTGAAGCTTTCTTCATCATCTGAAGCCAGCTTACATGCTAAGACTATTTCTAATAAAAACATATAGGGCATCCATTTACCTCCGTCTTCTTGTTCTAGCAGTCTAGCACTATCTGCATCTATACTACGGCAATGAATGTTACAATGATGTACCATAATTAGTGTTTGTTTACATTAATAATATACTAAATAAGTTTAAACCCTCCAAATTTAGTTTTAACTTCTGTAAGTATATATGTAAATTATTAACACATGTGTATAAGCTAGTTTCTCCTTTTGGAATTGAACCAAAACTAACAGAGCCAAAATCTGTTGTACTACCGTTATACTAAGGAGAACTATAGAGACACCAGACAGAATCAAACTGTCCTTAACTGTTTTGCAAACAGCCACCTAATCACTCGGCCATGGTGTCTTATATGCATGGGTGCCAGGCTACGATCCTGGGACTTCTAGTTTTGGAGACTAGCACTCTACCAACTGAGTTACACCCACATAAAACAAAAAACCCGGTTAGAGCTATTCTAACCGGGCTACACTAATTATAATTATTAACTAGACATAATATTCCCGGCTGACAGACTGCTGCCAGAAACAGAAAACATTACATATAGAAATCATCACCTTCATAATACAATATACATATTTTTTATCACTTTTTACCTTTTTTATTACTAGCCTGTGGATAGACACTCCCAAGCTTCACTTGATTCTTTAATTCATCAATATGTATCCAAGCTTCTCTTCCAGGCTGAACAGTGTATTTAAAGACAATCTGTTCTAAAGGAAGATCTCCATTTACATAGAGAGAAACAAGAGATTCTAAATCCGTATATACAATAATATCTTTTTCCATAGAAAACAAAATTATATAAAAAATTTTACAAATACTTCTATATGTGTATAACTAACCCCGGGGTTGTATTTACATCCCCCCTATGAAAATAGTGTAGTAGAGGATGTAGTTACCTCTCCATTTAAAGTCCCCCTCCTGACTTCTTTGAGCTCCGCACCCCCCTTAAATTCAGTGTTAACTTAAAACTTAAATCAAAATGAGCACAACTCAATCTACACTCGACAGTATCAGTTTGCAAGCATTTAAAGACCTAAATGGCATTGCAAACATTAAAGTAAACCAAGGCACAGGTAGAATGTTTGCAGACACAGTTGCAGGCAGACTATACTTTGCAGAAAAGGTTAATCTTCAAAAGCCATTATTCGTGGCTAAAGGTACTTATGACAGTTACTGGGTATTCAACCAGAACGTGAAAGAAGTAGCTACCCTTTAAGGGTGGCTTTTCTTTAGGACGTTACTAAGGAGGATCGTGAGCACAAAGCCACGGTTCTCCTTTTACATCTACACGTTACATGATTTGTTTATTTATTCATTCACACATACATGTTTGCTATTACAGCAAGCGGAACTGTGATTCTGGTAGGTAGTATGATGGCTGCCATCAGATTAGCAGAAGAGCTACGTAGTGCGTAGACTCTCAATCAGGTGACATCCGGATTTCCTGAAGTTCCCAAGAACAAAAGCCGGAATTCCCTAATGATAATCAATCATAATCTGTTGATTGTCAAGGTTTTATGTGTGGTTGTGTGAATGGTAGTAACACAACCACACTTTTTCTCATTTGTTTCTATTACCAATTCAGGAATTTTTGTCGCGGATAAGATGGCTATATATTACTAGCAGGTGTTAAGGCTAGTGCGTAGAAACCAGAACTTTCTGGGAGTAAGGTCACCAAAATGGCTGTATACAGCTAAACAAATTGTTATGAATTTAGATTACTTACAGCCTTTAATGGCTCAATCAGTAGTTAAAGACAGTCCTCGTGGTACACGTAGGTATTTTCCTATCCAGGCTAAACAAAAGCGTGGTTGGAAATGGCTTTATGAAGCTTTCTATATCATATATGGAAAGCAAGCCAAAGACAATTTTGAAGTAGGATGTGCTATACTGACCCAATCTCTTGACAAGTATGTTGAGAAGTTTGATGATAAGTTATGGGTTCGTACTATAGCTGTCTAACTAAACGCATTATGGTGAACTGGGCTCTTGAATGAGTCTGGTTCATCATTTCTTTCCAATTCATCAAAACAATTCTTTTAATATACATCCCATAGATTGGATCAGTAATAAACACATCTTTACTGTAGTGTTTATTAAGAGAACACTGTACATCAGGGTTTAGAGGTTCTTACATTATATGTTCTCCTGATAGAATATGTATATGTTGTGCAGGTCCGATTCCTGCTTATGGGACAAAATTTCCTAATGCGTCATTCCTGTTTCCCAAGGACAGGCAGTTGTAATATGTAACATCTAGGGGTGAAGACCTTCTTGGCAAGCTATGCTTGTTACCAGTAAAGCCATGTTACTTATTACAACTGAACGCAGAGGGAACATTAAATATTCACCAAAACCCTAATTATATGGCTCTGTATTTAATTTACCATTGTTATGAACCAAATGGATTTCAGGAAGTTGATGTACAACCTAGGAAGTATGTTGGTTGTGTAGAAGCTATTTCTTTAGATGAAGCTTATTACCTTTCTCAGAATTTTGATGAGCCTTGGAATCCAATAACTCCTTGTAGAAGTACATCAGTGGGAGATGTTATTCAATCTGATGATGATTTCTTTATGGTGTGTAATTCTGGATTTCAGTTGTTACTTGCTGATGATACACCATTTATTACTAACATCTCAGCAAAAATAGAAGATGTTCGTAAGCTTATAAGTGATACATCTGCTGAACTCACTACTGCTCAATATGATTTATGTATTCCTCCTTTTAATGTAGA